GTCGTTTTTGAATCGTGCGAGAAAGTGTGGGAGGGGTCTTTGTTCCGCCATCTTGACGCATTGGACAATCACGACCATCGTGATCAGGCTCGATATCGCCGCAGAAGCGACAAGGGTCACGAACTTTACTATTGTTATCTCGATCATCGAGAGGGAGTCTGAGAAGTCGATCACGCAACTTCTTCATGAAAACTTCATCCTCAAGAAGGTCGTCAACTTCATTGTCAATTTGTCGAGCAATCTTCTTCTTTTTAGTGACACCATCAGCAATTTTTACAAGGTAAAAAGAAGAAGTAGAGAAAGTTGGGCCACCAGAGCAATTCAAGGTCAAGGAGAAAGTATCTGTTGCACCAGAATAATCAACGAAAAAATCATAGAGATTGTAACTAGTGTTGACTATATTTGGTGAATAAGCAGTCACAGTGCAATTAGTGCCAACAACAGTCAAAGCGCCAGTGATATTTGATCCATTAATGCGAGTTGCAGCAAGAAAGCGACCAGGCGGTGTCTTTGAGAAAGTGAAAATTGTCGCGCCAGTATCGCCATCAACAGAATAGACAGTGTTGATGGTCGAATTCGCGTCAATGATGGGATCATCACCATAAGGTTGGAAAACACTAAACGTACCGGCACCAGTAATTTTTGATGTCATTCCACCACCACCGATCGAGGAAACTTGCAAATGAGCACCTTGAAACTCGATGACATAAGAACACCAAAGTTGAGCAACTTGAACATTGGCTGCAATATCAGTTGTAGCAGCAAGAACAAACTTGGCTTGTTGTTCCCATCTAGGGTCATCAAGGTTAGGATCAACGTATCGAAAAACATCGCCTTTAAGTCTAGTTCGCATGGCAAGATTCTGATTATCAAAAACACGCCATTCGCGTGAACGATCAGTGCTCATCATCTCTCTTTTCAAGTTTTCTCCTTCGTTGAAATCATCCTCAGGATCAATGTCAAAGCAAGCAATCAAACCGCCCTCTGTTGTTGTAGGGCAAGTTGGTTTGTAATGGATAGTAAAAGATTTGAATCGATACTTCTCATAACATTGTGCGAAGGTGCCGAGTCGACCGGGGATTTGTCCTGGTTCAATTCTCAGAGAATAAATTATAGTGTCTTGAGATATACCAAAACTACCTGAGGTGAGAGCTGTTAAATAGTCCTTCCCTGAAATAACAGCTCCGCGCATTGAATTGGGTCCGACTTTGAAATGTGGGCGAAATGGTCTAGAAGATCGCACAAGTGGGTAACTGGAGCCTCCATTTCGTCTGTTTCTTCTTCCAATTTTTCTGGGACTTCTACGCACCTTTTTTCTACGAGAAACATTCCTAACAGCTGCGCGTATGTGACGTGCCTCCTTCTTAAGTCTTCCCACTTGCTTTCTAATACCCCTGGTATTTGATTTTCTGCGTGCCTTGGGCATTTCGTCGAGTTGTGTGATTTTTCGCTCAAGTATTCCCGCTTTTCGAAGAAGTCCTTGTGCTCCGACAACAAGTCCAGCAGCAAGCCTAAACGGGTTGGTGTTGATGTTGTTGTAAGAGAAATGAAGATCAGCCTCAGCAAGATCTTCCCCGTTTGCGTAAGATGCGTCGTGTACTCTGCAAGTTTCGTCAAATTCGTCCAAACTTGGGACGGTTGGATCGTCAATACTAGGTTGATACGCTCCCGCTGAGTATCCGGGTCCACAATAGTTTCCGTGATAGTGAAAGGCCGTTCTGACATTTTCTAGATTATAAAAATCATTACTTGCGCTCTGATTTTTATGAGGTGATGCAATACTTACAGATTCTACCTCAAGGATAGGAAATTGCATTAGGCAAGCCTCTTCAAAAGTGGCAAAACCCTGTCGAACGATAACCATGGTAGCGTTTTCCCACTTTGCGGCAAGATAATCACGGAATTCGATAATTTGCTTAGCGATATCAGGCTCACACATTGCACAATGACGGACTAAATTGTCAAGCTTTTGAGCATATTGATCCATAGTCATGCCTCGTTTAATGACAGAGAGGTTGACCAAAAGACGATGTCGATCAATAACAAAAATGTTGTAGTGTCCGCAGTGCCAATTTTTAAGGCCAGCAAAATCGATTTTATTCAAGTCACCCTCAATTGGAACAATGCTTTCAAGTTCAAAAGCCAACTGAGCGGAAATTTCCGCATACTTGGAGGGAGACAAACGCACCTTTAGCATGCCAAAGGCGAAATCGTCGCCACAGGCCAAAGGTCTAGTGAGTTGTTGAAAAGAGTTATAAGCAGGATAAAGATACAAACTAACAATCTCTGATAACTCTCCTTTCTCACCATTTTTAGGTGTCATGTCTCCCTGATCAAATCGTTCGTAAACATGCTTGCCATAACCAAGCAAACAATAAATATGTCTGAAATGGTTTACGAGACAGTTGACATGGAGGGTGATCAATTGGCCACTAGCCATACCACGATAGATGACTATGATTAAAGCAACCCAGTAATCCTTAGCATTTTTCGGAACTGGTCTACCTGTTTGAATGCAATAATCTTCATAGTTCATGTAGGGAACAACACAAACTTTTTGGCCAAGAATTCGTGCGATATACCACTTAGGCATGTTTGGATGGTCCTTTGTACGCACACGTTTCAGTAGTTCACTCACTACTGTAATAAGGATTCGAGCGAGAATAGTCGAATCCCACTTCACGAAGTCCATGGTGGAATATGTTTCAATACAGTCTTCAGTAAGATAACATACAAGTTCATGCCAACCACCGTAATAAGGGGACCAACCAACGGTACACCCAGTTTTGAAAAAAGGCTGCAATGATATCTCATCAAGCAAATGTTGCAGCATCATTTTTTCGGCAATGACTTCGTGGGTCATTGAGGAATTAATTGAGCGAATTTTCTCATCCAAGATCTTTTGGGTAGGTCTTAATTCCTCTTTTCCTACAATATCAAATGGCGCATCAGGAACCTCACCATGGTCGTTCATATCGATGACAGTGATAACGCTCATAAGTCCAGTATCAGACTTAAGAAAATCCCCTTTAGAGTAGTACTTCTTCTTGAGAAAAACCCCTGCAGCTTTTTTGAGATCCATGTCTTGAATTGCCTCGGCTATAGACATCATTCCATACTTATCAGGAAGTATAAAGTCGAGAAATTGTTGAAAGATCGTCAAAGTTCTATTCCAAACATCTTCGTCTATCTTGTAGTTAAGAGGTCTGATGTACTTCGCAAAATCTTTCTTAATCGTCTCAAGAGTTGGGGTCGCAATGGAAAATTCTTCATAGGGAGGGTTTGGGAGATCAAACGATTCGTGATTCTCTAGATAATATTCACTGAATTTCAACTTATCATACTCTGATTTTTTGTATAATGTCATTCCGACAATGTCGCAGTTGGGATTGTCATCCCATTCAGTAGAAATATCTAAATCCCAAACCTTTGGAGCGAGTTCACTTGGCAAATAGGTGAGATTTACATTAAGGTCAGCACCAGCACCGTGATTCTCAAATACACCACTCTCATCATATTCAACTCCAACTTGGAAAGTGCAATCTTGTTTTCGGTTGATAACATCTTCAATACAACGGCCAATGTTGCTTATTCCAGCAAAACCTTTGTGTAGGCCAATAATTTTACCATCAATATTGAAAATTGGTGCACCTGACATTCCAGGAGTTGTAGGTATCATGTGATAGAAACGCGCGCCATATTTGATAACCTGTCCAATTGACATTTTCATTACCAAAGTTTCGGGCTTCTGCATATCTCCAGATAGAGACAAAATGTAGCCCGGGCCCTCATAGTTATAGTACCCATTTGGGACGCGCATAGGGATGAGAGATGGTGGCTTCTGATTATTGTAGGGTATCACAGCGTAGTCTCCAGAAATAGAATCAACTACGCCCTCGGTCTTAATTTCAACATCACCTACAAAAATGGTATCGACAATAGGCTTTGTGTTATCTATACTTGATACAACATGTCGAGCAGTTACAAGATTACCATCCATGAAAAACCCATGACCATGATCGTTTGTTTCAGGGTTATATATAAGCTTGATTGATTGCTTATAGGTTTCAATGCTAATTACTCTACCGCCAAGGAGACCTTCATTTCTATTTGCAACAATTGCAGGCCTCGCGGGAGTGTGACCGAGAATCTTTGCTTCACCTTTGATGAGCTTATGTGCGATGATGCTTTGAACAGTATCATTCGGATCAGGGCTTTTCTTGATCTTATCTTTTTCAGTTCGTGAAAAGCTCATCTGGTGAGCGCTCTCCATCTTTGCAAGCATTTTTTCAGCCTGCGCTCTTGTTAATTTGGCGGCTTGATTGTTATTCCCTTCAAATGTAAGCGTTCGCCAAACACCTCCAGCATTTACCATCATGCCTTGACCTTGCCTGTGTAATTTCTGCAATTCTTGCATAAGGTCCATGACTTCGGCGTGATTACGAGTTCTGACTTGGGCTTCGAATCGACCGACTCTGACTGTGAAGTATTCATAATTAAACAAACCTTCAGTGTTTTGTCTAGTAGTGGCCACAATTTTACGATTCTTCTCGACCCATTCGATATCATCGCCGTAGTTGTCATGAATCAACTGTTTGATTCGAGTAAGGGAGGTATGCAATTGGAGAGCATCTTGCTGCCTGTCCATGGCATAATCACTCATTTCTTTATGCTGTCTTCGCATTACTGAACGATCGTTATCATCATTATTATTGTTTCGATCCTTTCCACCAAACAGAGCCCGGGCTTCCTTAGCACCGGATTCATTTTCAATATGAGTAATAACGTCGTGAACATCTTGAACAGTGGCTTTTCCTTTCTCTTTGATTTTAGCCACAGTATCTTCAAGTTTTTGAGTGATAGTATGAGGATCACCACACTTAGGGCAGTAAGATTGATCTTCTTCTATTGTTTGACCGCAATTACAAACGCGGCCACTCTCATTGCGTTTTCGTTTTTTCTTGTCTTTACTTATAAATCTATACATTATATAGACAAGTAGGCCTGTGGCAATAAAGAAGATTATAGAATATTGCCAGGCATAATCTCTTAAATGTCGACGGACATTTGCAGGCTCAGCATTGACGACTACTATGCCTTCATCATCAATATGTTGTTCGCTTTCTTCAAGAGGATCCTCTTCAATGAAATTGTTGACCCTTGCAAACTCCATAATGTCCTCTGCTTGTTGTTCAGAGTCATGGACGTTAAGAATCTCTGCTGTTTGCTCTTTTGCAGAATCAGGGGTCACTTCCTCTTCTTTCTTTTTATTACCCTCATTACCAACAACTTTGGTGAAACCTTTATGAACGCGAAGGGCACCATTGAAACTCATCAACATTGGTTTTATGAAGTAATTGAATGTCTTTGCACTAAAACGAACACCTGCTAGTGATAAAGAACCAATCACCATTTCGAACATACCATAAAGTATCTCAATGCCGCCGCCAATATCTTTGGACTTGATGTCATTCCAAGCCTCATTACGGCTGTGCTTATCGAGTCTCTTCTTATGGTACTTCTTTGAATCCCGTCGCCATGCAATTATCCGTGAAAATCCCCAACATGCGATGAGGAATGATGAAACAAAAGCAAGTTTCATGTAATTAGATGAATTCACATTTTCACGAAAATGTAGTCTTGCTCGAATACCACGAATCCAACCAACAATCGAGAGTGGTAAGAGAACAATTGGAACTGAAATCCAAAAGGGGATTGGGTACGCGACTACAATTGAGAGAAGCATGTTGGCCAGAAGTCCACCCATAACAGTGGTCAGATTGATAACAATTGAGTAGAACCACGCAATTGATTCATGTGAAAGAGAAGTGCGTCTTGGTTCCATAGAATACCAACGGTCGTAAAAATCTTGGAACCGTTGTCTATATGTCTGGCCATAAAACTCACGTAAGTGGTTGAAAACAGCTGCATTTGGTCGCCACAAACCACAGTTGACATGAGGTCGTAGGTTGCGGTAAACAGCATCACGAGAATAGTGGTGGTAAAGCTGACGCAATCGATCTGTAAACTGAGGATGTGCCATAAGCACCATCATATAGGCATCAGTTGCAGAACCAGCACCTTGCATCGTATCTCCTAAAATTGTGGAGATATTCATCCAATCAGAATTGTAAAAAAGGATCGTATCATCCTCTGTCAAATCACCAAGAGGGGAACATTTGCAATCCACTGTAACAAATGGCGACAAAGGGTCTGCAGGTATTCGCATATTGATGTCGAATATGAAATTGTTGCCAAATCTTTGAAACTGATTGACGCGATATTTTCTACCATTACAGATCGTACATGCGCTGTAGCGAGCTTGTTGATACTTCCTATTATTTGAAAAAGGTTCAGTCAAATGTTGCATTAGGAAGATGAACTCTTCGAGGGAGAGTTTACGTGAGTTGGCGTAAGCACGGAACACTTGAGCTTTAATGATGTTCCGCAAATAATAACCACACGCCATTGATTCGTGGTTACTAGGGACGCCATACACAAGAATGCCTTCTTGCGTCATGAACATTGAACCGCTGAGCCAAAGAGCCTTATTAGTTGTGTCAGGATGGTAGTGAGTCTTAAAACAGTAGTTGAAAGACCCCCTAAAGATCATATATGGGGGCAAATTCAGATCAAATTGATTAAAATCAATATAAGCCTCATTTACTGAGAACTCTGTTACTGCGCTCAACCAATATTCTTCTACACGTTTAACATCTTTCACTGAACGAAACATCTCATCAATGATGACTTGAAAAGAATTTCCGTGTTTATCAATGAGTTCGTGAAGATTCCTGACCCAAGTAGAGAGAGTCATGCCAAAACCTGTCATATACATCTCTTGACTATGTCTTTCCATCTTTTCTTTTCTCTCTTTGGTCATTTCATTAAAATCAACCTGAGCTTTCTTTAGTTCCTCAGGACCAATGTATGGTTTTTTATGAGCCTTAGAAGTTGTTTGTGGTTGTTTGACTTGTATAGGTTGCTTCTGTTCTTCTGACAAATCAGCAGGCTGTTTGTCGGCACCTATGCCTCCGAAGCTAAATTTCTGGGTGTATCTATTTTGATGCAAAAACTTTATAGCTTCTGAATGAGTAAATGTTTGTGGCTTGCCTTGTTCAATAGCAAGCTCTTTTGCATCCTTTTGCATTTCAGATTCTGAGATAGATTCTTCTGAATCAGAAGAAATTTCTTCATCAGGGGGGATATCTTCATGTTTCTGACCCCAACAAGTTCCATGTTCTTCAACATATTCAATCTCCGCTATATCACGGTCATATTGAACAAGTTCATCTATATCAGATGTATTTGGACTTGGTGCAAAAGGTGGACGTTTTCTTCCGTCCCTTGGTGTTTGAGGTGTAATGTCAATCTCTTCAGATGACGGCGACGTTGGGGCTTGATTAAACTTATCCAACGCCTGTAAGGCATCCTCAACTTCTTTTTCATGACGTTCAACTTCGCTTAAATAGCGTTCAGGTGACAAAGAATTATTAACTGTAAACTCCAAATTTTGTTGTTGCATTTGAAGATCATCAAGTTTTTTCTTTAATTGCTGTTTGGGCAGAGCCTTCCGGGGTTGCCAAGTGGTCACGTTACTATGCATTTGTAAGACGTCGTCATGATAAAAGCACAAACAAACATAAAAGTGTGATCGGCGAATTCCAAGCGAAAAGGTCCGCCCCCTAAGGGGCGGGGGGGGCATTTTTTGTCCCGCGCTGCGGTATAGAGGTGAAAAGGCCATACGGTATAACCTCAAAAATAAACCCGCGGCACTAGTGCAAAACGCCCATTACGGTTGCCCAACCTACGGTCATGCTTGGATAAGACCAATAGGAAACCTAGCCTCGATCACACTTCTGCG